ATACGAGGAAGAAGTTACGATTATCTATTAAATTTGAGAAAAAAAGGAATTGTCATAGGTAGTTCTGTTTTCTCATTTTAGGATAAACTCAAAAATAATCAATCTAAATATTTATAAACATAACAAATCAATATTATGAATACTGATAAACTATTACAGGACATACAAATCTTAATAAAAGAGGAATTAAAACAACAATTACCAACCTTAATTAAGGAAACTGTAAGAGCCGAAATGAAAAAACTAATATCAGAAGGAAAACAACCTACTAAATCAAAAAATACTGGATTATCAATGGCCAAAGCTATGATGGAAGATGAAACGATAGTAGAATCTATTCAAACCAAAGTAGTAGAGCAAAAGCAATTTAGTAAAAACCCAATGATTAATCAAATTTTAAATGAAACTGCAATAGCACCGGCTACCGGTGATGGTGGATTCAGAACAATGAATTTTGGACAAGCAGATATGGGTTCAATTGTAGGTAGAACTGCAATAGCTGATAAAATGGGATATGGTGATTTAGCTAGAGGACCACGCCCAACTGGATTGGGTGTTCAAACTGGTGTTGCCGAATTGGATAAAGCTTTGAATAGAGATTATTCTGAACTTGTAAAAAGATTTAAGAAAAAATAATGGCAATAATAGTTGGGCAATATATCGTAACAGGAAATAATAAAAATGTTCAAGATTATGCATATGGTATAAAATACCCATATGCTATGACAAATAATACATTTGAATTGGCATATGATAATATAACTCAACTTAAAACAAATTTAAAAAATTTATTATCAACAAAAAGAGGAGAAAGAATTAATCAACCACTTTTTGGTTCTAATCTACATCAATTTATTTTTGAGCAACAGAGTGAAGATTTGAATAATAAAATTTTTAATGAAATAGAAAGAACAATAGCTTTCTGGATTCCACAGGTATCAATTTCGCAGATAGAAGTAAGTTCTACTCCAGATATGTTAGATAGAGGAGAATTGGAAATAAAAATAACTTTTCAAGCGGATTATAATAATCAGTTATTTGATGTAAATTTTAAAGTAAGAAGCTAACATATGGCAATAAATGTTGTAAATAAGAATTTTAAAAATAGAGGAAAGGATGTAAAATATCTTAATAAAGATTTTGAATCCTTTAGAAGTGGACTCGTAGAATACGCAAAAACATACTTTCCTAAAACATATAATGATTTTAGTGAAGCATCGCCAGGTACAATGTTTATTGAAATGGCAGCTTATGTTGGGGATGTTCTTTCTTATTATATAGATGATACCTTTAAACAATCATTAATGCTATATGCAGATGATATACAAAGTGTAATTCCTTTAGCAAGATTTTTAGGATATAAACCAAAAGTAACATCACCGGCTGCTGTAAAGTTATCGGTGTACCAACTGGTGCCGGCAATAGGTTCTGGAGTAAATAATAAGCCGGATGAAAAATATTATTTAAGAATTAAATCGGGATTACAAGCTACATCATCTAATGGAATAAATTTTATAAGTTTAGATATTATTGATTTTTCTCAAGAAATTGATAGAGAAATCACTGTGTATCAAAGAGATTCTATAACCGGAGAACCAACGTTTTATTTAATTAAAAAATATGTAGATGCAATATCTGGTAACGAAGTTGAAAAGATAATAGACTTTAATTCATATACGCCGTATCAAAGAATATTGTTACCGGAATCAAATGTGATTCAAATATTAGATGTAAGAGATTCTAATAATAACAAATGGTATGAAGTTCCGTATTTAGGACAAGAAATGGTTTTTATTGAGCAACCAAATATAGAATCAAAAGATCCTGATTTATATCAGTTTAAATCATCTGTTCCTTATATTTTAAAAACAATAAAAACGCCTAGAAGATTTACAACCAGTATTAACACCGATGGTACAACCTTAATACAATTCGGCGCAGGAGACCCTTCTGCATCCGATGAATTATTAATACCTAATCTTAAAAATGTAGGTCTTGGATTGCCAAACTCTATTAATAGATTGGAAGAATCTTTTGACCCAACTAATTTTTTAAAAACAAAAACATACGGTACATCACCTGCAAACACAACAATGACGGTTAAGTATTTAATCGGTGGTGGAGTACAATCAAATTCACCAGTGAATTCAATTAATTCTATAAGTAGAATAGAATTTGATGAGGATATTACATCATTTTCAACAACCGAACTTTCGTTATATATTAAAATGAAAAGTTCAGTTGCAATTGATAACGATGTACCTGCGTATGGTGGTAAAAACGGTGAAACTATTGAAGAAATTAGACAAAATGCATTAGCAAATTTTGGTTCTCAAAATAGAGCAGTAACCACAAAAGATTATCAAGTAAGAGTATTATCGATGCCACCAAAATTTGGTGCTGTTGCTAAATCTTACGCAACTGCTGATGGTACGTTGGATAATAATTCTCCGGCCTCTATATTAGCATCTCCAAATAGTTTGCAAGAATTTACCGATTTGGTTATGAGTTTTGTAAATAAACCAGATAATGAAGAACCGGATGTTGCCAGTGTTAAAGAAGATATTACAAAATTTTTAATTGGTAAAACATCAAATGAAAATGAAAAAAATAATCCATTTGCAATAAATCTATATTTGTTAGCATACGATGTAAATGGTAATTTAACAGGTGTAAATAGTAATAGAGCTTTAAAAGAAAACATTAAAACTTATTTGAATGAATATAAAATTCTTACGGATGGTATTAATATTTTAGATGGATTTGTCATAAACATTGGTATAGATTTTGAAATTATTTGTTATGAATCATATAATAAAAGTGAAGTATTGATTAATTGTATTAATGAATTAAAAGAATATTTTATAATAGATAATTGGACTTTTAATCAAACTATTAATTTAAGTGAGATTGAATTGTTACTTGCTAACGTAGAGGGCGTACAATCAGTTCCTATGATGAAAATAACTAATAAATGTGGCGATGAATATACTCCACATTCGTATAATATTGATGCGGCAACCAAAGATAAAATTGTTTATCCATCATTAGACCCTTCGGTTTTCGAAGTAAAATATCCAGATAAAGACATTAAAGGTAGAGTAAGATAATGGCATACTATTTTTTAACAGCATCAAAAGATGCAGCGATATATCTCCAACAACCCAATCAAAATTGTGGTTTGGATGAAGTAATGGAAATAAGTAAAATTTATTATGGAAATATAAAAGATATTTCTAGAGCTTTAATAAAATTTGAAAATGGATTTGTTTCAAAATCATTATCAGATGGTTCTATGAAATTATCTGAAGCTACTTTAATATTAAGAGAAACTGAAAGTGAAGAAATTCCTTTGGATTATACATTGTATGGGTATCCAATATCACAAAGTTGGCAAATGGGAGTTGGAACTAGATTCGATGGAGTAACAACACAGGGTGTTACATGGAATTATAGAGAAGGTGATTCTAATTTAGATTGGTTACCAATTGGAGTATTTTCAGGAAATTCAACAGGATCGGCACAAGGGCAAGGTGGTGTTTGGTATTCTTCTCCATCCGTAAATCAATCTTTTAGTTATCAAACCGCAGATATTCATATGAATGTTACACCTCTTATAAGAGCATGGAATAGTGGCTCTATAAAAAATGAGGGTATGGTAATCAAACATTCTGGTGAAGTAGAAAATAATACGGAAGATTATGGTATATTAAAAGTGTTTAGTAAAGAAACCAATACAATATATCAACCAAAGATTAGAATAGGATGGGATGACCAATCATTTGTAGTGGGTTCTTTAGCACCTTTAACCAGTGATGATATTGTTGTTAGTGTGAAGAATTTTAAAAAAGAATACAAGTTAGGTACTAGTCCTAAAATAAGAGTTTTTGGTAGAGAGCAATTTCCTTTAAAAACTTTTTCAAATTCATTTTCTTATAATATAATAAAATATTTACCAACATCTTCATATTATCAAGTAAAAGATTTTCATTCGGAAGATGTAATAATTCCATTTGGAGAATATTCAAAATTAAGCTGTGATGATAGTGGAAATTATTTTAAATTAAATTTAAGTAATTGGGAGCCAAATAGAGTTTATAAAATTGAATTTAAAATAGATAGAGGAGATGGTGATGTGAAATATTTTGATGAAGATATTACATTTACTGTTCTAAAAAATTAATATGATAAAAAGTGGATTAAAGAATGAGGATAAAGTTAGTGAATTACTAATTAGCGGTTCTTTGGCGATTAAAACAAAGAATAATTCAGGTGTCCACATATTTGAAGATAAAAATTTAGAAGCTGGTATAATTTTTGGTAAACTTACAAAACCAAAATATGATGAGAATGAGGTATTAAAATCTATCGATACAACAATCATAGAATTATTACCAATAGAACCACCGCCATTAGATGATACCGTTCCACGTCCGATATATAATGAAGCAACTCAATCTATAATAGATTTAACCGAAGAAGTTACCGAACTAAATACAATTGTATTAGATTTAACTGCAAAGGTTTCTGAATTAGAAATAGTAACGCAAAGTTTAAGAATAGAAGTAGATAACCAAAGTTTAAATGCTGCACAATCGCAAAACAATGCAGCACAAATTGGATTAAAAATAGAAACATCGGTAGTAGACCTTTCAAATGCGATTCAAAAAGCAACATCGGAAGCTATACAAAGAACATCATTGACGGCAAGAATTGCTTCTTTAGAAGAACAAAATAGAGAATTGAAAGAAAAGCTAGATGGTAAAGATGCGAAACTGGCAGAAGGTTCTAAAGTTGGAATGGATATATCTCTTAAAGTTGTTAAAAAAGGACAGGAAGGTGGGGATGATATTTTATTCAATTCAAGAGCAAATGCAAAAGGTGAAGTTACTTGGATAAATGGTCCTGATGTTGAGGTATATAACTTCTCAAATGAAAGTGTAACCGTTTCATTCGAATCGACTGGAGAAACTGGTGATGCTTTGGAGAAAATAGCTTCTGTTACACTTGAACCTAAAGCAAAGAAAATAATATTACTAGCGCCAAATAAAGGGGCTGTTAGAGATAAAACTCCTGCAAAATCAATCGGAACAAGTAGAGATAAACTATATAAAGGTTCACTTATAGCAAAAACTAAATCATCAACAGTTACATTGACCGTTGGACTACAAAAACAAAGAGGTAATAAATTTGAAGGATAATGGCAATAAAATCATTTAAAGAAATAATTGAAAATAAGGGGTATAGAATAAACCCACAAGACAGAAATATTTTTGAAGAATCTGATATACAATCTTTTTTTGGTATTAGTGAAAATGATTATATTGAGTTTGTAATATACGATGCAAACG